CTTAACAAAACACGAAACCAAGTAGTCAAGGAAATAAAGTCCAAAGGGTTAAAGATGCATCAATACACGATAGACCGATTTTTGTCGGGAGCGTTGGTAAGCATAAAAACGTTAAGAACCTTGGACGAATACGTTTACAGAGTAAGCAAGGGAATGTAACATTAAGCCGACTTTTTTTAGTCGGTTTTTTTGTTTTTTGTTGCGATTAAAAATTAATCATTATATTTGACTACAAACTAAACAAATGGAATGGCTTAACATAGTAGCAAAAGACCACAAAGAATGGGTAAAAGTCGTCGAATCTTTCGGCGAAGATTTTTTTGCTGAAGATATTGTACAAGAAGCCTACTTACGAATTTATAAGTATTGCCAACCCGAAAACATAATAAAGAATGGTCAAGTCAATAAAGGATTTATGTATTTTACTCTTCGCAATCTTTACCTTCTTCATTTACGCAGTAATTCACGATTGGAAAAAGTCCCGCTCGAACAAGTCCAAGTAAAAGACGAACCAAGCGAAATGGAGAAAGAAGAAGCCTACTATAAGTTATTAATGAAGATACAAGACGAGGTGGATAGTTGGCATTGGTACGACCAAAAACTATTCGAAGTTTATAAGGATACGGATTTAAGTATTAGAGACATAGCCAAAGAAACTACTATTTCAAGCAGTTCGATTTTCAACACGTTAAAAAACTGCAAGGCAAAGATAAGAGAAGCCGTTGGCGAAGAATACGAGGACTACAAAAACACGGATTTTGAATTAATAAAATGAAAGCAAAAAGAAGGGTATTAACTGAAATGATAAAAAAAACGGGTTGGAGTTCCCAAGCCCTGCGAGAAATAAAAGTAAAGTTTTGGTTGTCGAAAGAATATACGATTTACCCAAAAGAACACCACGGGTTAGAAGTAATTAAAACCGAAACACTAACCGACGACACAATAATATTAGGAACTAAAGAACAAGTATTAACATATAAACAATAAATTATGGCACGAAAAAAGAAACAAGCCGAAGGATTAGGCGACACCGTAGAACAAATTTTAGAAGCTACGGGAGTAGCAAAAGTTGCTAAATGGATATTAGGAGAAGACTGCGGGTGCGAAGAACGTAAACAAAAGCTAAACGAACTTTGGCGTTATAAGAAACCCGAATGCCTAACGGAAGACGAATACATCTTTTTAGATAAATTCTACAACAGAAACCGAAGTAGCGTTAGCCCAAGTGAACAAAGAGAAATCTTAAAAATATATAATAGGGTTTTACACGAAAAACAACAACCTACCCAATGTGGTTCTTGTCTCCGTGAAATCGTTAATAAATTGAATACCCTTTACGCAGTTTACAAAGAAGAAAAAGATGCCACTACCGAAGCCGAATCCACAGGAGAATAAAAAAGAATTTGTTATGCGTTGTATGTCCGATGACACAATGAATAAAGAATTCCCCGAAACCAACCAACGTTTAGCGGTTTGTTCGTCTACTTACGAAGAAAATTTAAAGGATGCAAATAGTAAAGATAAACGAGGTTAAACCAAACCCAAAGAACCCCCGCCTAATTAAAGACGATAATTTTAAGAAACTTGTAAATAGTATTCAAGAGTTTCCCGATATGATAAATAAACGTCCTCTAATCGTTTTTACGGACACGGACGGTAAATACGTTGTATTAGGTGGTAATATGCGCTTAAAAGCGTTAAAAGAACTAAACTACAAAGAAGTACCGATAATCTTAGCAGACGAATGGACTGAAGAACAAAAAGCCGAGTTTCTAATCAAAGATAACGTAGGTTTTGGCGAATGGGATTGGGATAGTTTAGCAAACGAATGGGATACTGAAAGGTTAGATGAGTGGGGATTAGATTTACCAATAATAATGGACGAACCAAGTTACGAAGATTTAATAGGCGAAGAAAAGAATAAACCCGCCACAATGAAAATAACTTTTACAAGCCCCGAACAATTACAAAAAGCCGAAATAGAAATACAAGAACTTTTAGATAGGAATTATTTAGGTGCTTATTTTAGCGTTTCAGCGGGGGAAATATGAAGTTAGAAATTGCATCGAATAAAGCTATTAAATATGCTTGCTTAAATTTTCACTATGCAAAAGCAGTACCTACTTATTCAATAGGTTATTCAGTGTTTGAAAATAATATATGGTGCGGAGTTATTTTATTTGGCGGTGGTGCTTCGGTTAATATGCCCGCAAAGTTTAATTTAAGAAATGGTCAATATTTAGAATTAAATAGAATGGCATTAAACGGAAAACAATCTTCAACAAGTAAAGTTTTATCGATAGCAATTAAACTAATTAAAAAAGAATGCCCTACTGTTAGAATGTTATTTAGTTATGCGGATAAAGGACAAGAACATAAAGGGATAATTTACCAAGCCACAAATTGGTATTACATTGAAAATATAGAAAGCAGCGGAACTGAATATTTATTAAACGGAATATGGAAACACGATAGGGGTAGATATAATTGGGGGGTAGATTTTAAGAAATTACCAAAAAGAAAAAAAGCAGGGAAGCATAAATATATTTACCCATTAGATAAAACTTTAATACTTTTGTGTAAGTCTTTAAGTAAACCTTATCCAAAACAAGCGGTTGAAGTTCATAAGTTGAACAGTTCAAATTCCATTGAAAAGGAAGGCGGTGCGAATCCGACCCAACCGCTCTATTAAACAACGAATCAACAACGAGATGGCAGGATATAAAAAAATAGAACCACGATGGGAAAAAGGCGAAAGCGGAAATCCTAACGGAAGACCAAAGGGAAGTAAAAACCGAAGCACAATAGCGCGAAGGTGGTTAGAAGTTAACCAAAACTTAAAGAACCCTTTAACGGGCGAAAACGAAACGATGAGCCAAGAAGACCTAATGACCTTAGCGCTAATTAAAAAGGCAAGGGAAGGAGACGTAAACGCTTACAAGGCGTTAATGGATAGCGGTTATGGCGCACCCGTTCAGCAAATAGAACAAACGTTATTAGAACAACCACTATTCCCCGATGTTCAAGAGGACAACTGCAACGAATAAGGTATTAAGCCTTAAAAAACGAATTAAGATTATTCAAGGTGGCACGAGCGCTTCAAAAACTTATTCTATTTTAGCCGTACTAATTAATAAGGCGGCAACTATTCCAAGTTTAGAAATATCGGTAGTTGCTGAAACTATACCGCATTTAAGACGGGGTGCGCTACGGGACTTCTTAAAAATAATGAAATCCACGGGCAGGTATTTCGAAGAACGTTTTAACAGGTCATTACTTCGTTACGAGTTTGCCAACGGAAGCGTAATAGAATTTTTTTCCGCAGACGATTCGAGTAAGTTACGGGGTGCGCGAAGGGACATACTATACATAAACGAATGTAACAATATTACCTTTGATGCCTACAACGAATTAGCTATTCGAACACGGAAGGAAGTTTATTTAGACTTTAACCCCGCCAACGAGTTTTGGGTACATACCGAACTAAAAGACGAATCAGACTCCGACTTTTTAATTCTTACTTACAAGGATAACGAAGCCTTAGACCAATCAATTATAGACCAAATAGAAAAGAACCGAGACAAAGCCAAGACAAGTTCTTATTGGGCTAATTGGTGGAAGGTCTACGGCGAAGGTCAATTAGGAATGTTAGAAGGGGTTGTATTCAGTAATTGGAAACAGATTGACACTATACCAAAGGAAGCCAAGCTAATTGGATTAGGGTTGGACTTTGGATATACAAACGACCCGACCGCAATAATTGAAATATACAATTACAACGGGCAACGAATAGTAAACGAGTTAGTTTACCAAACGGGGTTATTAAATAGCGACATAGCTAAGTTGCTACCAAAAAACGTAATAGTTTATGCTGATAGTTCCGAACCTAAATCAATAGATGAAATAAGAAGATACGGAATAACGATTAAAGGAGTAACAAAGGGTAAGGATTCCATAAACTACGGAATAGACGTAATTCAGCGTAACGAATACCTTGTTACTTCTAATAGCGGTAATTTAATCAAAGAATTACGCTCGTACATTTGGGACACCGACAAGCAAGGTAAACGCCTAAACAAACCAATCGATTTTAATAACCACGCTATCGATGCGTTTAGATACCACGAAATGGAAACGTTAGGGTTAGGTTCATATTACGGAAGTTATGCAGTACGGTAATACGAACGACCTTCAAGTAATGATTGCGCGGGTAGAATCGTACATATATGAACGAACGGGAAAGCAGGTTAAAATAGTCTTTAATAATATGGCACGTTTTCCCCAACACTTTGAAATGCTTGTAAGGGCGCACGAATTTGTTTTGAATTACAAAAACACGAAAAATTAATTATAATAATATGAAGTTAGATATAGTCGTACCAAGTTCAATTAGTGAAATACCATTATGTAACTACCAAGAGTTTTTAAAGCTACAAGCAACGTCAAACGACGAAGAATTTATAGCACAAAAAATGATTGAAATATTTTGCGGTCTGAAATTACAAGAAGTAGTCAAACTAAAACTAACTTCTATTAATGAACTAATCGTACACTTTACGGAAATCTTCAAGGCTAAACCAAAGTTTAAACCTACCTTTAAAATAGGCGATATAGAATTTGGATTTATTCCCGACCTTGAGAATATAACCTTTGGGGAATATGTAGACCTTGAAAACTATTTAAGTAAGTGGGAAGATTTCCACAAAGCAATGGCAGTAATGTACCGACCAATTACAATTCGTAAAGAAGACAAGTACGAGATTATGGAATACACGGGGGCAGCTGCATTTAGCGAAGGAATGAAGTTCGCGCCTATGGACGTAGCTATTTCTTCAAGTGTTTTTTTTTGGAATTTAGGAAGCGAGTTATTAAACGCTACCCTCGATTATTTGACGAACGAACTGAAGACGAACGAGAAAGAGTTTCAGATTTTAGCGCACGAACTCAATTTGGGAAAAAGTGGGGGTGGTATTCAAGCATATATGGACTCGCTAAGGGAGACCTTACAAAATATGACATTGTTACAAAATACGGATTATTTAAATGTCTCACCTATCTAACTTTTGAATCGGAGAAAAACGAAATAGAATTAATGGAAATAAAAAAGGCTAAATTATGACGGGTTACTATTCTTTACTTGACACACTTAAAACACACTTTACAAACGACCCGCTTGTAAATACAATAACGCAAGGGTCTATTTTCAACGTTGATTTAGGCAAACAAAATATCTTTCCATTGGTTCACGTTATGGTTAACAATGTAAACTTTAACGACAATGTTATTAGCGCGTCGGTTACGATTCTTGCAATGGATAACGTAAGCCAACGAAAAGAAGAACCTACGGGAAAATTTGAAACTTCAGACAACGAAATAGACGTTTTAAACACCCAATTGGCAATCCTTAACCGATGTTTCGAGATGCTAAAACACGGTAATATATGGGACGATTTATACCAACTAAACGGAGCGCCTAACTGCGAACCATTTATAGAAAGATTCGAAAACTACTTGGCGGGGTGGGCTATGACTTTTAACGTAGACTTCCCTAACGAAATGACTATCTGTTAATGGAAAAGGAACGTCAATTAGAAGCCTTAAAGATATTCCGAGACCACGTTATACAGAACGCGAAAAATAATCTATCCGCTAAAAATAGTACGGGTAGTCTTCAACAGAGTTTAGAAGGTGAAGTAGCGGTTAATCCTAATTCCATTACCCTTTACTTTGAAATGCTCGAATACGGCTTTTACCAAGACCAAGGGGTACGAGGTGTAAAGTCGGGAAGAAGTTTAAGCGACTTCCAATTTGGCACGGGAACGGGCGTTAAAGGTGGCTTAACCAAAGGCATAAAAGAATGGGTTAAACGTAAAGGGTTAAAGTTCCGCGACAAGCGAGGAAAGTTTATTTCCTACGATATGACTGCCCAATTTATTATAAGGTCTATTTGGAATCGCGGTATAAAACCGAGTTTGTTTTTTACCCGACCTTTTGAACAAGCATTTAAAAACCTACCCGACGAAATGGTAGAACTTTACGGATTAGAAGCTGAAGAATTATTTGACACAATAATGAAAGAAAATTTTAAGAATTATGGCGATTAACAGAATATTTGCACGAAGCCCCTACATTATAGAAATTAACCAACCTACCCAAGAAGGTAGCAAGGTAGAATTATACATTTATCAAAACGGAAACCCGCCCCCAATAGCACCAAGTTACACGTTGGAGAAACTGATTCCTGCAAGTAACAACACCCAAACCCTTTACAATATTTCGCCCTACTTATTAGAGTATATAGAACACACGACTTTTAATAATAACTACGCCACAGATGAAGGTTTACTAAACGTAAACGAATACATATTAGTAGACGTTAAAGAATATTGGTTAGACCCCTTTACGCAATCATATGTACTTTTAGGAACCACAACATATTGGGCATACGATGGATTCGGTTATTATTCGCAAGGTTACAACCCAAGCCATATATTTACAATGCCCGTACACCTTGACAAAAAAGACTATTACTTTTGGAGCGACGCAAACAATAACCCATTGTTAAATAGCCTTGAACGGGCGGGTACTTTTACGGCATATTTAGAAACCCATTGGACGGTAAAATACACGCAGTTACAAACGGGTTTGTTTTGGCAGTATTCAATTACGGGTGGAAATTCTATGTACAATCTTTACCGAGTTCGACCAAGTTATTATCTTACGGGAAACAAGGTAGAAATATTTAACGGAGCGCAATTACTTTGGACTGCTACTTTTTACCCAATCGAAGAATGTAAATACGACGTTCAAGTCGTGGATTTTATAAATATGTACGGAGCGTGGCAAAGGGAGTTTTTCTTCAAGGCATCTTACGAAAGTTTGGAAACTTCGACAACCGAGTATAACCTAATGCAAGAAATAGGATTGTTTGGAAGTTGGGACACCCAAGCCAACCAAAGACAAACCTTCAACACTAACGGAATAATTAGCTACCGAGTTAACACGGGTTGGGTAGACGAATCCTTTTCTTCTAACCTTCAGCAATTAATGTTAAGCGAAAGAATCTTACTAAATAACGAACCGGTCAAACTAAAGACGAAATCAATCGACAAGCAAAAGAGCATTAATAACCATATGATAAATTACGTTTTGGAATTCGAGCAAAGTAACGACCTAATTAACAACGTTATCTAATGAAAAGGCAAGTACGAGTTTTTGTAGAAGGTCAACAACTTGACTTATTCAACGACGAAGTAATAGAAGTAACTTCTACGATTCAAAACATACAAGACATAAGCAAAACGTTTACCGACTTTTCGCAGTCGTTTACGATTCCTACAAGCCCAAAGAATAACGCTATTTGGGAATACTTCTACGAAAACGCGCTAAATAGTTCTATTAACTACCAAGAACGTTTAGACGGGTACATAGAAATAGATATGACTTTTTTTCGTAGGGGCAAAATTCAAATGGAAAAGAGCCAATTAAAAAACGGGCAACCCGACTCCTATACGATTACTTTTTATGGAGACGTTACAACCCTTAAAGACCTTGTAGGTGAAGACCTTTTAAGCGACCTTGACTACACCCCAATAAACCATACCTATAGTTTTGCAGAAGTCTACCAAAGAGTAACTAACGGGGCTATCGATTGGGACGTATGTTACCCGCTAATTACTTCGAATCGTATTTGGGAATACGGCGCAGTTCAACCAACTGCAACCCTTCCTAATTGGTTACCTTTTGTTAATATTCCTATGAACACTAACGACATAAGGACGAACCAAGGGGCAATAGACTACAGAGAACTATTCCCTGCCGTTAGGGTAGCTTCGATATTTAATTTAATTGAAAATAGATACGGAGTAAATTTTACGGGTACTTTTTTAAGCGACCCGAAGTTTACGCAATCTTACCTTTGGTTTAAGAACCGAAATAACTTTGCCTTTACAAGCCAACCCGAAAATATCACTTTAAATAGTTTTGTCGGTGGGGGTGGTCACGGAATTTATAATCTTATTCCTTACGTTGACATCTTAAATAGTACGGTAACTTTAAACTTTTTGTCGGGCGTTAGTTTTCATAATGTTTATTTATTTATATCAAACAACTCAAATCCTACAATTCCATTTTATATAGATGTTTATCAGAATGGTACTCTTTATGCAACTTGGAATGGATTAGGATATAATACTAACGGAAACTTGGTGGCGATTCCAAACGTTCAAGGATTAAACGACGTATACACCTTTCAGCTTCGAAGCGACGTTGGTTTAAGCATTGATTTTTTATTGACGTATTCAGTTGATTATGTTATTAGTTCTGTAAGTTATAATGACTTTGTCGACTATTCAACTAACACCATAACTACAAGCGCTACGACTAACCTTGCTTGGTTAGCGCCTACTATGAAGGTACAAGATTTTGTTTCGGGAATCCTAAAGGAATATAACCTAACTTGCTATGGTACTGCGCCAAACACTTACGAAGTTATACCGTTGGACGATTGGTATTCCGCGGGTGCAATTATCGACATAACTAAATTCACGGACAAAACCGAAATAGGAATAGACCGCGTAAAGTTATACAAGAAAATAGCTTTTAGGTATCAACAGTCAAATAGCTTTATGAACAAAGCGTTTTTCGACCAAGCCTTACGAGAATACGGAAACACGGAATACCAATACCCATACGACGGGGGAGAATTTAACGTAGAACTTCCTTTTGAGAATCTACTATTTAATCAATTCTTCGAGTTAGGAAACCCAACGGGACTTCAAGTAGGCTATTCGTTAGATAGTGCGTTTGCGCCTTATATTCCTAAACCTTGTTTACTTTACAAATTTGGGTCTGTTACTTTACCGCACCATATCCATTACACAGATGGAACGGGAAACGTTACCAACCCCGACTATGTAATGTTTGGTCAAGACTTGCAAGTATTAGGTATTGATTACTCTTTGAACTTTGCGCCCGAAACTTCTACCTATTGGTTACAAGTTATTAACCAATCAATGTTCCGAACGTATTATTTTCCGTACTTGACGAATTTGTTTAATCCAAAAAACCGACTTACCACAATTAAGGCGAATCTTCCTACAAGTTTACTGACAAGCCTACAACTAAACGATAGGTTAGTAATACGCGACAAGCGATACCTAATTAATCAGATGAAGACGAATATGGTAACGGGTGAAACTACCTTCGAACTACTTAACGACTTTATGCCTATTAGTCCAATTCGAATAATTCAAGTAGGCTACGAAGAAACGAATATAGATATAGGAATAAACCTACCAAACCAAGCCTACAAGGCTACGTTTTCAAGTGGACAAAGCGACGTTATAATAGACCCGTTAGAAATAACACAAAGCCAAGTTATTAATATTACTTTAAGTGTTGACCAAGTAACAACTATTTTCGTAGTTTACGATTTAACGAACGGAGAAACGCAAGACGAAACTATTAACATAATCAGACAAACGCGATGAACTATTTAAACACGATAATCCAACTTTTGCAAATAGATGAATTCGTAAATAAACACGAAACAATAGAGATTGCTAAAGGAAAATACAAACTACATACGTCGGTTAAGGGGGCGTACAAACAAGCGAAACGCGAGTTAATTATTAAAAGGGAAAACCAATGGCAGAAAAGCGACAAATAGAAGTAGAAATAAAGGATAATGTTAAATCCTTAAAAAGCCAATACCGCGAAGCGTTAGCAGAACTTCAAAAAGTTACAGAGCAATACGGGGCAACTTCAGAAGAAGCGGTAAAAGCCGCCAAGGCAGCCGCCGAATTAAAAGACCAAATAGAAGACTCTAAAAACTTGGTAGACGCATTTAACCCCGACGCAAAGTTTAACGCCTTGTCGGGTTCGATTGGGGGCGCACTAAACGCTTTCCAAGCATACGAGGGGGCGATGGGTTTAATCGGTGTTCAATCCGAGAACCTACAAAAAACAATGGTACGAATCCAAAGCGCAATGGCATTAAGCCAAGGTTTACAAGGCGTAATGGAAGCGAAAGACCAATTCAAAAACTTGGGTACGGTGTTAAGCCAAACCGCAGTAGGTCAAGGTCTACTAACTGCCGCAACTGCCGCTTATAGGTTTGTACAAACGGGAAGTTTTAAAGCGACCAAAGAAAACATAGTAGCCAAACAAGTAGACACGGCGACCACCAAAGCACAAACAACCGCACAAACAACGTTAACTACTACTACAACGGCTTCGAGCGTAGCTATGAAAGCATTTAGAGCCGCGTTAATTAGCACGGGAATAGGTGCAATAGTTGTTTTGGTTGGTATGTTAATTGGAAACCTTGACAAATTAGGAGCTGCATTTACTTGGTGTGGTGAAAAAATAGCCGAGTTTACAGATTGGATTGGACTAACTGACGGGGCTTCCG